GTGAAAAGTTTAATCCAGATATTAAATCTGTAGAATAACTAGTACGTTTAGCAAACTCAAAAACAGGAGAATCATGAGAAACAATAGATTTAGACAAATTAATGTCTACACCTATATCTTTCATTATCTCTAGATATGAATTAGCTAATTGTCTATCAAAGATGACGATGTCATCTCCGAGAACCTCGTATCTATCATCTCATTCAAAAGAATATCCAGCAAGCTGTGAGGCTAGCTGAGCTATTCAGTGATGGGTGATAGCAAGACCTGCTCAACTTGATAAAGCTCCCATAGGTTGTCCAACCGAATAACGAATAGTGGACGGATCATCGCTAAAAGCGAAGTCTCTATCAACTAAAAATTTTGATCAACTAGCTCCAAAATCAATTTGGAATAGTGAATCAAAAACGTTACCCGTTAAGACAACAGGGAGTCTATCAGTAGCCGCAGACAAATCATAACTATAGGCACAGTTATACTTAATTGCCTTATTTTGGCATCTAAGTACAGCTGCGTCTTGGTCAAATGTTCCATCATTTGGAAGCTCTCTTAGAATAGAAAATAAACCATTATGAAGTGGTTTAAGAACTGTCTGAGAGATGGAATCAACTAGAGCAAAAACTCTAAGTTTTCCAGCAGCCTCCTTTTTGATAGATAATTGACCAAATGGAAGAGTGAAATTTTCCTTATGTGGAAGATTATATCATTCAAGGGAAGATACAATATCGACCCCTGAACGAAATCTTTCAACAAAAGGATTAATATTTCATTTCTTTCCAATACAGTTAAGATAATCCATCATATTATTTAAAGGTGAACTGGGATGCTCGTAAAGAGCAATATCAGTCAGTATTCCCAAATAACTCTTAGAGTTACTTGGAGAAGCTTTAGAAGATAGATGAAAGTCTCGGGGAGCTAGGTTTTGTTTTGAGGCCAAGTCTATTATAGACTTTGGTCAAGTTCAAGAATAAGCTAATCCATTATAAGAACCCAATTTTGATTGGTTTCCTGTAAAAGGATTTGTAATTGTTTCCAACTTCAATTCTCCCGGTATAGAAATAATTCTATACAAGGAAAATAATGAATGTCAGAAACGAAAAAGATTAGGATTACCTTTCCTCATCATTTCACGGTCCAAGCGATTAATAATCGCAGGGCATCCGTTAATAAGACGAGGAAGAGGAAGATTCTTCTCAATTTCTCTTAAACTTAAAATCTTATCACCTCCACGTCATTTTTGAAGAGCAACAGCACATGCCTTAAGTCACTTTACAGTGAACTTAGGACCATGATGTTTTGTCATCTTCATAATGAACTGAATGAAATTATGAGCAATACGCAGGCGACCGGAGACCCCTCCAATTTTATTCATACACAAAATAACAATTTTAAGTATGTCTAATTTTAGAGTAGTAAGAAGGGTTCTATAGTTGGGAAGAAATTTCTTTTCAACTATGTTACCATTCTTATCTAAGGGAAGCATCTTCAACTCTCTTCTTACTCTCTTTCTAAGTGAAAGAATGGCTTTTAAAGTCATATTTTTCATAACGATTGAAAGTAACTGGTTAATTCCAGTGAATAGAGTCACCATCATCAGAATTATAAGGGGTTCTAACCCTAAACTAATTATTTGGTAGATTTGGTTATTCCAAACAAAGGGACCGAGCTTATCGGTTCCCCGGAATGCCTAAAGTTAACTAGGAATATCGAAATATTCGGTTGTTAAACAATATCAGCTCAACCATTTGCATGGAGGGGAACATATTATCCAAAAGGATG